TATGATAAGAGACTTAAAGATCCTGTATGGGAAACTATGAGTCGTAGAATTAAAAAGTATAAACCATTCTTACATATAGATTCTCTCAAATATAAAAAGATACTTAAAGAGGTTTGTGGAGTTTAACTGTAGGAAAATCAACTTTTAATTCCATAAAAGACGGATAATTATCCCGTCAGCTTTTTTCTCCCATTACTTTTTTGCATGAAAAAGTGTAGAGGTATTACGAAAAGAGATATTTTGTTAACACTAATAAATAATAACTGTATTCTATTAAATAATCATCTAGGAGATAATAATTATGGTCCTTAAAAATGCAGATGTTCTTGCAAATTTACAAGAACAACGTGAAAAAATTGAAAAACAACTTTCTGAATTAAAATCTGCTCATGATAATTTGACCGCGAATCATCTTAAGATTCTTGGTGCTATTGATATTTTAACGCAGATTGAGGAGACTAATAATCCACCTCAAGATGAAGTTGTTGCTTCAGAAGAAGTTAATACTCCTCAAGATGAAGTTGTTGCTTCAGAAGAAGATAATATTCCTGAAAGTGAATAATGTCTTTTTTTGATTCAGAAGTTGTCCGTGCGGAGATTGCAGAAATTGCAGAACTCCAAGAGGATATTTATTCAACTGTATTTGCATTTCCATCTTTAGATAAGGAAAAAAAGATTGAACATGTTGCAGACCTAGAACGCCTATTAGAGAAACAAAGAATTCTTTACACACGTCTAAGTCTTTCTGATGATCCACATGCAAAAAATATGAAAGAGCAGATTGCAAATTCTGCACTACTCATGGGTCTTCCTGCAAATGTTGATATGAATATCATATTTAATAATATGTCGCAACTCTTAAACCAGATGCGTCAGATGATTGACAAGGACGATTTTCCGTTGTAAAATACAAGAGTACAAACAAGCCAAATCTCAAAAAATCCGAGGTAATCTAATGTCGTTTGCTAATCTAAAAAAGCAATCATCTCTTGGTTCATTGACTGCTAAGTTGGTCAAGGAAGTAGAGAAAGTTAATAATAGTGGTGGAGGTGGTGATGACCGTCTCTGGAAACCAGAAGTTGATAAAGTTGGTAATGGATATGCCGTAATTCGATTTCTACCTGCTCCTGATGGAGAAGATCTACCGTGGGTAAAACTTTACTCACATGCCTTCCAAGGCCCTGGTGGATGGTATATTGAAAATTCACTTACTACAACTGGTGGTAAGGATCCTGTATCAGAGCATAATCGTGAACTATGGAACAGTGGTAATGAATCCGATAAGGATGTTGTTCGTAAACAGAAACGTAAGTTGTCTTTTTATGCTAACATTTATGTCGTAAAAGATCCTACTAATCCTGACAATGAAGGACAAGTATTCCTTTATAAGTTTGGTAAGAAGATCTTTGATAAGATCATGGATGTAATGCAACCTGAGTTTGAAGATGAAGAGGCAATCAATCCTTTTGACTTCTGGCAAGGTGCGGATTTCAAACTTAAGATTGTTAGGAAGGATGGATACTGGAACTATGATAAGTCAGAGTTTGCTGCACCATCACCACTTCTTGATGATGACGATGCACTAGAAGCATTGTGGAAGAAGCAGTATTCTCTTGCTGCTGTAACTGCTCCTGACCAATTCAAGTCCTATGAGGATCTTGAGAAGCGTCTGAAGTATGTTCTTGGACAAAAGACTTCTGCACGTCCACGTTTGGATGAGGAAGTTTCTAATGAGGATAGTGATCGTGGATCATTTACCCCCAAGTTTAATTCTACTGTAGAAGCTTCTATTGCTGATGCAATTACTCCAAGTTCAGCATCATCATCTGATGAGGACGATGCTCTTGCATACTTCCAAAAACTTGCTGATGAATGATATCAGTCAGTTAATTTAATATTATCTGCATTTTTAAGGGTTTCAGTGACATAATCGCTGGAACCTTTTTTGTAATCCATAATAGTTTCTATATTATCAGAAGCAGTTCCTAGATATAATGGTTTGAGAAGGTATATATTTCTTTTTTCGTCTTCAATTTTGGTTTCATAATCATAGTTTGATATGGGTGTAGAAAGGTCTGGAGTTGTTACTCTAGTTTTTGCATATTCATCCCAATATGTATATGTGTATCCCTTTTTAACAGTAGTACCTGTAGGAAGCATAGTTACTCCTCTACTGCTTTTACATTCTATTGATTCATAATGATGAATTCCACTGTATAGATTATCATAAGTTTCATACTTATTAATTAAGTATTTGTCAAATTGTAATTGAGTTAAAGGCCATTCTGATTGAATGTTTATAATATTATTTGCCATTAACACTAACCAATCATAGGTTGGGTCACCATAGATTTCATTCGCAACAATATCAGGTCTATCATCACCTTTGATTTTGTATTTAGTAAAGAATGCCAGATCTTGGAAGATATCATCTCTTAATTTTACTCTTTTAAAGAAGTTTTTTACTCTAATATAATCTCCAATTTGTGCATCTGGAAGACGACTAACATAATTAAAATCTGGAACTTGTCTGAAATAAGGTTTTGCCATTTTAGTATCCTATCTCGTCCTTTTTACCTTCTTCATAATCAGTATTAAATACTGGTTCTATTTCTTTAAAACTTAATTGCATCATATATGAAGTCATAGAACCATCAGAGAAGGTTGAATAGTTACCATCCGGAGCATATTGCACTGTCATATTGGTTAATGCACATTCTTTAATCTTATTTAACCAAGGATGGAGTTCTTTTGTGATACCAGACATATAAGAGATCCAGTATGTATTCGGAGCTTTAATAAAGAAGAACTGCTTTGATTTTTTAGCACTCATTGATTCTTTAAATGTCCTTATAATTCTTCGGACCATTTTTGCTTCGTCGGCACTTCGTGGTGAAAGTCTAAAACTGAAACTAAAAGATCTCATTCCAGGACCGTTGAATAATAACTCAGTATTTTCATTAAATACAGCACCTTTTTCTCTTTGCATAGCTTTTACGCCAGTAATAGTGTTTTTTAATCCTTCTGTTACAGCCTTCAGAGATCCTTCTTTTTTCACTCCTTCTTTCACCTCTTGTACACCCTCGCTAACATTACCCTCTATTGCACTACTAGTAAGGTTTGCCATCTGTTTTTGCATTTCATCTATATCGTCTTTTTGCCAATCTACAACATTAGTATCTTGAATATTTGCGGGAATTGGAAGAGATATTATTGCTATAGGTTTTCTCTCACCCTTATCTGTTTTATTGGCTCTGCTTTTTAAAGGTCCACCAGAACCATCACTATTTTTTAATCCTCTGGGTGTATATTTTAATACTTCAAATAACATATAGTCTTGAGTGTCATGCCTACCAAGAGGATAGATCATATCTCCTCCATAATCTTCTCTTCCTACATCTGCGTTAATATCTTTTGTTTCTTCCTCTGAAAACTGAGATGTTTCATTGTCACCATCAGCAGCATCAGCAGTATCAGCATCAGCAGTATCAGCATCAGCATCACCCTTATTCTCATTTTCTGCTGTATTTTGAGCTTCTAATTGGTCATCATTAAGTGATAACTCATCATTTACCTTCTCTGCTTTTGCTTGGCAATCAGCAGCACTGTTGGAAGACCCATCAGCATTCGTCTTATCCATACAGGCTTTTCTTGTGACCGTTATTACAGTATCTTTTGATGCTGCTCTAGTTGCTTTTGCGAATTTTGGATCATTTCTAATATCTTTTATTTCTTCATCTGTCACAGGATCATAATCAAAGATATTAACATTCTTTTCAAATTTTTTGGTTTTGTCTTTTGGAAAGGTACCCAAATGTCGGCCGTCTTCAGCATTCCATACTTGTATTTGTCCCTTATCTCCTCCATCATCATCTGTTCTTGTGTAATATTTTACACCGTTATACTCAAAAGTTCTTGTTTTATCTTCTATCCAACCCATGAGTTATACTTTACTTTTTAGTTATTTATCAAGTATTGTGCATAAGGTAATGATCGCACAGACATAATCTCTTCAGTTTTAATTATATGTAATGAACCCTGGATTTCTTGCCATGTATAATTTCTTTGTTTTCCCCAGTGAAAGTTAATACCCTTAAATCCCCATTGAAAAATTTCGAGACAAGCAATTACTGGAAATTGATCATAAAATAAATTTGGAGTTTTGGGTTTATAGGTAAAGGTATAATATTTTCCAACTTCAGGAATTAGTTCTGTTTCAGTAAAGGTTTCCATTATTAACATCATAATATCATCAGGACTTTCATTACCAATTAAACTTTCTTTTATTGTTAGTCCTCTATCTTCATGAAACCCAAAGGGGTCTGCTAGGAAATTCTCTTCTTGGTCTGGAGTTAAAGGCATTATCTAATCCCCAGTTCTTTTTCGGTAATGATTTTAAATTCAATCTTTCTATCCTCACAATATTCTGATGCTGCTTTCCACTTTGCTTGGTTGACTGCATAAGTTTTCATCTCATAGATGTATCCTTTAGTCACTCTTGTTTTTTTCTTTGGTGGTGCAGTTTGCTTTCTTGGCTTTACTTCTATTACATATGTCTTTACTTGACCAGAACTTTCTTTGAGTTTGATTATAAAGTCTGGATAATACTTATGAATACGATTATCTACTGGAGAAATGTATGGTATAGAAAATTCTTCGCTCCCCCATTGAATAACACTTTCATTTAAATCACACCACTGACAAAACTTTCTCTCCCAACTACTGCGACAGATAATATTATTTGAATCTCCGGCATATTTACCAGGAGATTGTGGTTTGTACCTACTTTTTACACTTTCTCCCATATAACTTGACTACATAGTTATATAAAGGTATAGTGTATTTATAAAATGCCAGCATCAGTGCGACCAAAAGTAAGAAAATTTGATGGACCGGGTGGATTTAAACATAAGATTCTTCAACCATCATTAACTTCATATTTTCTAGTTCATATTATAGAACCTGCAGGTACTTGGGGTGCTTTTAAAAAAGCGAATGGTATTAATTTTTCTAGCGGAACACAGGATCAACTTAATCTTCTTTGTACGGAAACAGTTCTTCCAGGATCTAGTTTGGCAACACATGAAATAAAAAATGATTATACTGGTGTTACAGAGAATCATGCCTATAGAAGATTATTTGATCAAAAGATTGATTTAACTTTTCTGGTTAATGCTGATAGAGATGCATATCTTCCAATCAGATTTTTTGAAGGATGGATTAGATATATTGCTGATGAAAAAGATGAAGAAAATAAAAGTGTTACTAATCCAAATTATTCTTATAGAATGAATTATCCTGACCAGTATTATGGTGGACTGGAAATAACCAAATTTGAACGTAATCATATGATGGGAGGTCCTCAAATGACTTACCATTTTGTGAATGCGTTTCCAACTTCTATAATATCAATGCCAGTATCTTATGACACTTCGCAGACGTTAAAATGTACTGTCACCTTTAATTACATAAGATATTGGAATGAGAAAAGTGCTTTTCAGAAAAGTAATACTCCAC